GTTCCATTGCTGCTTCACGGGTTGGAGCATACTGTGATTGTTCATGCGTCCACATACGTACCGTGTACTGTTGTAAGTCCAGCATTTCTTGCCGGGCAGATGGTGGTGCTAATCGAATGGCTGTGCGACACCATACACCAAGTATTGGCGTATGACGATCGGTCGCAATATAACCACTAGCTTTATTATATATGCCAATCCACGGATTGAGGGCGATGCGTGGATCACGGGTTGGACAAATATGTAGTTTAGCTAACTGACGTGGTAAATCAGCCATATGGCTGGGTGATGAGTGTGGCCGTGGATAACGACGGCCTAGTAATGATGTCGGCAAGTGGCTGAGCCGAGAGATCGACTTCAAGCTCAGACCTAGTTGCGAAGCATTACCATTTAGGATTGTGGTTTCGATGTCCCTACTCAAACCATCATCCCCACCATACAAACCCAGCATTTCATAAGCCGCGGTTGGGGCATAGCCCATATCGCGATACCCGGTGTAAGACAAGTACGCATTGTCTACGGAGTTCATACACGATGTGTCGGCACTGCCAGACAATCGTGAGCCACCAATTGAATACATAGTTCCCAGCGCCATGCGGGCGTTTGAACTAGTCATTGATTTGTGAACACGGGTTATCATTTCATGCCACATTGGAGGAAACGCGCGCAATAACATCGCTAACTCCAACTTGTACAAGGCAAAAGAGTGTGTCCCATCGAACCGTGAAAAGTCAGTCTCAACTATGGTGGTCGCTTTACTACAGAGGGTGTGAACTTTCTCGGCCACTCGATCAGGGTGTAAGCCGAACACATACCAGTCAGTTTTCTTAAGCAATTCTGCAAAAGGTAATGTGAATGTGGAATATAACAAACAGTGTTCACTCGGCAGTGTTGATATATTCCGGGGGTCTTTGGGTGCGGGGTAAACCTCGCTCTTTTGAAATGATTTAACTTGTGAATTGAATTTCTCCATCCATGTAGCTAAGTTAGTTTCAGCTAACTTATTGTTTAAAACTTGGGATGGTCGATTCTGTAATACCATAACCTGACTTACCTCTAAGGGGGTTAGGCTATGCTCGTCCTTGATTAATAAACGAACAAATTCTGTTGCATATTGCAAAAATTTGTCATTCAAGGCACACTGAGGATTGCGTACATTCTCAATGCGTTCGCTCCGGGTCCATACTTCATTGGGCTTACTACGCCAAGGTATGAATCCGGAGTCTATTATAGGATTTGACAAAACGAGTCCGGTCAAGCACTTTTCCGGCAGGAACGAAGCATCAACCTTGCCGTATGACACGGCAAGGTCTCGTTTCTCGTACTTAGTGCTAGGTTGGGATGAGGTCCGCGAATTATAGGGATAACAGGTGTGTACCATGGCGGAGGCGAACCTCATCATGTTACCATAATCAACAGATAATAAATTACTCAAATCTGCGATTGATAACTGCTTAACTTCTATGCGCGCGTCAATGGTTGCACGAAGTTCAGGTTTCATTTGCAAACTACAATACTGACCTATACGGCCAATACTGATCGTGCCAGATGGTGCTGTATGCTCTATTACAGCGCAGGGAACAACGAGTGCACTAACTTTTATCAGTTTCTTCTCGTTGGTTTTCTCTGCCTCCATCAAAGTGGCAATTGTAGTTGAGCGCACTACCAATTGTTGTCGTTTAAACGTGCAACTAGATTGCTGAAACGCAGAAGCAGCCACAGCAGTTTTTGGTATTATCGCAACTAGGGACCAATTCTTGCTTATCCTATTAACTTCAACATCATACGTTATATTGATGCCGGGGTAGGATGCAACAACATGATCAACATTGTAAGACCATAACTGATGCCTATACTCAGCACCCGAATGCTGCATAGTTATAGTGTTGTCGATATTAGTTGTCCAACGGTACTCAGACTCTGTGCCACAAGGGTCCTCAGGAGTAAACGTATATAGAAAGAATGGCATACCCATCCAAAGATATTGTACCCAATCAATATAATAATCAACATTGACCAACTTGAACACATGGTCGGGATGTATTGCATCACTACGCTCAGCGATATGCTGGTCTTGGTGGTGATAATGAATTAACGAACCATCTATATCACTCAATATATCACGATTAGATAATTGAATGCTATAGGGCCGGAAACCTTGCAATCTTATGAAATGATTGAGGGCATTATCGGCGCCATTCCGGGCTGCCGCTGCTTTGGGATGCGAGTGCGCTATTGCTACACCACTGCTAGCCTGAACCACAACGCTCCGAAACTCACGTTTCAGGAGCACATTGGTCGTTTTATTTGCTAACAAAAATTTCTGGGCAAACGCCCCAAAATGTGGGAAGTACCTCGCCAC